AAGCCTGTGGTCGGTATTTGTTGGTCTGGCGGCTTTAGGCCGGATGACATTGGTGCGTTTGTCATTGACAAGCGGCGGTCTATGTCAGGGCAACACGCCGAGCAGATATTCGATGGTATGGACTGTCACGTTGTGAATTTAACGAGAGAGTGGGGTTTGCCAGATGCGATTGACTTTGGCTGTGCTGTAGGTGATTTCGAGGAACAGGCTGCCCTTCTAAGCAATCTTGATTTGGTGATTACTGTTGACACGGCACTGGCGCATCTAGCTGGCGGGTTAGGCGTTAATACTTGGGTGATGTCGCGTTTCGATGCTTGTTGGCGTTGGCACCCATATACTGAGAATGTGCCGTTATATGACAGCGTAACGCACTTTCGGCAGCCAAGGGTGATGGATTGGCATAGTGTTATTGAGCAGGTGCGTGAAAAGCTAGGGGCGTTTCTGAATGGAAAAAACTGAAAACACTGACCTGCTTGTAAAGCTGCACAATGACCCAGTTTTATTCGTCACCAGCATCCTCAAGGCAAAACCCCAGCCGTGGCAAGCCGAGGCACTGAGAGCCGTTGCAAGCCACGATAAGGTCAGCATTGCGTCTGGTCACGGCGTTGGCAAGACGGCGTTTCAGAGTTGGCTGGTGCTGTGGTGGTTGATTACGCATTATCCGTGCAAGGTTGCTGTTACGGCAAACACGGCGCATCAGTTGAGCGATGTGCTGTGGACTGAGATAGACAAATGGGCGCGAAAGCTGCCAGAGGGCTTCAAGCAGTTGCTAGAGTTCAAGAGCGACAAGATTAGCCTTAAAGGGGCTAGTGACAGCTTTGCGGTTGCGCGAACAAGTCGCAGGGAGAACCCAGAGGCTTTGCAGGGTTTTCACTCCGAGAATATGTTATTTTTGTGTGAAGAAGCGTCAGGTATACCGGATGTTGTCTTCCAGGTCGGTGAGGGCGCGATGTCCACAGCCGGTGCGAAGACGGTAATGTGCGGCAACCCTACGCGGTCTGAGGGGTTTTTCTACGATAGTCACCATTCTCAGCGTGAGCGTTGGTTCACGATGACGGTGAGTTGTCACGATGCAACCACTGTTTCTGAGCAGTTCCTTGAGGAGATGAAGGACAAATACGGTGAAGAGTCTAATGTTTACAGGGTGCGTGTCCTTGGTCAGTTTCCTACACAATCAGATGATGTCTTATTGCCACTCTATTTGGTTGAAGAGGCAACTAAGAGAGAAGTCGAAGCCTCACCCACTACGCCGGTTGTATGGGGAGTAGACGTTGCAAGATTTGGCGGTGACAGGAGTGCGATAGCAAAGCGGCAAGGTAACGTGCTTCTTGAGCCGATAAAGACGTATCAGGGGCGCGATATTATGGAGATGGCTGGCATTGTGCTGTCAGAGTACGAGGCTTGCAACTATCGCTTACGCCCTCAAAGCATTTATATTGACGCGATTGGTATTGGCGCGGGGCTGGCTGACAGGCTGAGAGAGCTTGACTTGCCTGCCGTGGCTATTTCCGTGTCCGAGACTGCCAGCTTAAAGGACAGGTTTAACCGGCTGCGCGATGAGTTGTTCTGGAATGCTCGTGAGTGGTTTGAGGCAAGGGATTGCCATATACCGAATGATGCCACGTTGATACAGGAGATTACTGCGATTAGGTATAAGTACCTGTCTAATGGTAAGCTGAAGGTCGAGAGCAAGGACGAGATGAAGCGCAGAGGCCAACGCAGTCCAGACGTAGCTGATGCGTTTGTCTTGAGCTTTGCAGAAAATGGTGCCATTGCTGGCGGCTACTCAAGAGGCTATAGTAGCAAGCGAAGTCTAAAACCAAACACAGGATGGGTAGTATGACTGACAACATCGTAAAGTTTCCAGGCAGGGAGCTAGATATTGAGCTAGAGCTTGAGGAGACTGAAGAGGAGTATATGGAGATGGTCGAGGCCATCAATACGATGTTGGAGATGCACATTGCCGGGCTTCTTGTTACATCAGAAGCAAACTGGCGGCACGTTATGGATGCCTGTATGAGTATGGCTGTTAGTGCTGGTCTTCGCGCTGGCATATCCGCAGAAGAGATACAGAGTATGATGAGAACGTCAAGAATACACGAGGTTGAGTACGATGCCTAAAGACCCCAGATTAGACAGAGCAGGTGTATCTCGCTATAACCAGCCAAGGCGTACACCTAATCATCCGAAAAAAAGCCACGTTGTTGTGGCTAAGGAAGGCGACAAGATTAAGACAATTAGATTTGGTCAGCAGGGTGTGTCTGGTGCTGGCAAAAATCCGCAGTCTGCTTCTGAAAAAGCAAGACGCAAATCCTTCAAAGCAAGACACGCACAGAATATTTCAAAGGGCAAAATGTCAGCCGCCTATTGGGCTGACAAAGTTAAATGGTGATTTTATGAGGCCACAAGCCTACACCGTGGTAAGTACAGACCACGGCTCTATGATTGTTAATCGGTTCGACTACAAAATGATTGATGACCAGCACGGTTACGGTGTTGGTTTTCAGCTATTGAATACAGGCCAGTACGATATGACTGAGGTTGGCCTGTGCAAGTTCCTGCTTAATAAGTGCCTAGAGGAAAATGGCCCAGGTGTAGTGGCTATTGACTGTGGTGCTAATATCGGTGTCCATACGATTGAGTGGGCTAAGATGTTGTTTAATAAAGGAAGTGTTATTGCTTTCGAGCCTCAAGAGCAGGTGTATTATGCGCTTTGCGGCAACATTGCGATAAATAACTGCTTCAATGTCACGGCGTACAACTCTGCTGTTGGTGACGTTGACGAGGTTATTAGCATTCCTAAGCCCAATTATTTTCAGCCTGGCACGTTTGGCTCTATGGAGCTAAAGCAGCACGACAAGAGCGAGGACATCGGTCAGAGCTTGCAGGCAACCACTAAGGTGGAGCAGATTTGTCTTGATAGCCTGCCTGTAGGTAGAGTTGATTTTTTGAAGATAGATGTCGAAGGTATGGAGTTCGAGGCTCTTGCTGGTGCGGAGCGTATTATCAAGACTTACAAGCCTATTATGCTGATTGAGGTTATCAAGATTGACCAAGACAAAATGAAGGCTTACTTGGACGGCATAGGTTACGAATACCACGTTTTTGGCGGTAACTTTCTTGCAGTGCATAAATCTGCTAAAATAGCCAGCAGCATTACATCAGAAAATGGTCAGTTAAGGATTGAGTGATGGCTTACGGAACAAAATCAGCAAAAGGTATGAAAGAGCAACTTGGCAAGAAAGGCGGCAAAAAAGGCACAGCTTGTGGCAAATATGCCAGCCGTAAATAATGCCTGGATTGTACGCAAATATTCACGCCAAACGTGAACGCATCAAAGCTGGCAGCAAAGAAAAAATGCGGAAGCCAGGAACCAAAGGCGCACCAACAGCCAAAGCATTTAAGGCTGCTGCTAAGACCGCCAAAAGGAAAAAGTAATGCCGCTTAAAAAGGGCTACAGCAAAAAGACCATCTCGAAAAACATTCGCACCGAGATGAAAGCCGGAAAGCCGCAGAAGCAAGCTGTGGCTATTGCTTTAGCCACCGCTAAAAAAGCAAAGAAAAAAAGGAAAGCCTAATGAATATTTGTGATAAATGTCCGTATCCAACTCGCTGTCAAGCACAAGCTCGTTGTATAGCCTATAAAAAGGATGCAAAGCCTGTTATTATGCAGGAGCCAGAGCCAGTGCCGGTTATGACCAGCACAGGGATTGGTATGACAGGAATTATTAAAAAAACCTCTAAGAAGAAAGCGGCAAAGAAATGAAATACGGCAACAAAACTGTGAAGATGCCCCTTCCAAAGCCAAAGCCTAAGATTGGCGATATGAACGAAGCTGCATCAAAGTCACCATACACCGTTAAAAACGGCAAGATGGTAATGACAGGAAATTACGCAAGCGACAAATAATGTTTGTGAGAGTAATGAGAAGACCGCCTGTGCAACGTCCCAGGCCAGCAGAATTAAGCAAGGAAGCCCAAGCAATAGCAAAGGCTTCCGTTTCTGCATCTGCGAAAGTAGAGGCGTTGCCAAGTTTTGAGACTTGCAAAGGGTGCGTAGCAAAGAAAATGTGCAAAAGCTCTGGCTGCTGTATGTATGGGCAAACCAAGCCGAAGGAAAAGTCAAATGCCAAAAATGGATGATTATCAGCTTAACAGCATTGTTTCTTCGGAAGTAACAGATGCCTTAAATCATTTCGACAGCGAGTTTTCGCAAGACCGCATTCGTGCGATGGATTTCTACCTTGGTGAGCCATTCGGCAACGAGGTGCAAGGCCGTTCCTCAGTTGTGACCACAGAGGTGGCAGACACGGTAGAGGCGATTATGCCGAACCTGATGCGTGTGTTCACGGCAAACGACAAGTATGTACGTTTTAGCCCTCGCACAGCAGAAGATGTAGAACGTGCCGAGCAGATTAGTGACTATGTTAATTACATCATCAACCACGACAATGAAGGCTACAAAATCCTTTATAACTGGTTTAAGGATGCTTTGTTGTTCCGTCTTGGTGTCGTAAAGTATTTCTATGAGGAAGAAGAGAATGTCACTGAAGAAGAATATAACGGACTTACTGAAGATGAACTGGCTGCACTCTTGTCTAACCCAGATATTGACGTGGTTGAGCAGCAAGAAACCGTGCTTAATTCGTATATGGAAGAAGATGGAACGGTGGTTCCTCTTGAGAGTTCTTATGATTTGTCAGTCCGTGTCACAGAGCGCAAGGGCAAGATTAAAGTCATAAACGTACCGCCAGAGGAGTTCCTGGTAAACCGCCGCGCTACCAGCCTAGAAGAAGCCTATTTCATAGCTCACCGCACAACAATGACAGTTTCTGACTTGGTGGCAATGGGCTACGACAGAGACGAGATTGAAGCACACGCCGGAAACTCCGACCTAGA